ATTATCTGCCCTGAACATGGAGAGTTTTGGCAAACCCCACATCATCATTTAAGAGGGGTTGGTTGTCCAAAATGCTCAGGTAGGTATAAAACAACAGAAGAATGGATAGAAGAAGCAAAAAAAGTTCATGGAGACAGGTATGATTATTTAAAATCTGAATACAAAAACTCAACAGAAAAAATTTGTATTATTTGTCCTAAACATGGGGAATTTTGGCAAAGACCGTGCGACCATTTAAATTGGTATGGGTGTCCTAAATGCAGAAGTTTAAGAAGTAATACAGAAGATTTTATTAAAAAAGCAATACTTGTTCATGGAGATAGGTATTATTATAACAATGTAAAGTATAACGGTTGTAGAAATGATGTGGAAATAATATGTAAAAAGCACGGAGTATTTAAACAAAAGCCATTTAAACACCTTCAAGGGCATGGGTGTCCTATTTGCAATAGTAGCCATTTAGAAGAAAAGGTTTGCAATGTTTTAAAAAATAAAAAAATTATTTTTGAATATCAATGCGGAAAAAAAACTTTTAATTGGTTAGGGTTGCAAACATTAGATTTTTATTTGCCTGAATATAATATAGCAATTGAATGCCAAGGTGAACAACATTATGAGCCGATAGATTTTGCTGGTAAAGGTAAAGAATGGGCAGAAAAACAATTTAGTGAAAATGTCAAAAGAGACAAAGCAAAAAAAGAAAAGTGTGAAAAAAACAAAATAGAAATTTTGTATGTTAATAAAAATAATTTTGAAAATGTGATTAATAAATGGCTAGGCGTCAATTCTTTAGCATGAAATATCCTTTCACAACTAATGATTATCAAAACTTTTTTGTTGACGTTAATATGACAGAAAAGGATAAGATAAGAAGTCAGATAATGCATGTTGTATTTACCCCTAAAGGGCAAAGGATTAGAAATCCTGAATTTGGTACAGACCTTATTAGGTATATATTTAGCCCAAATGATTCAGAGTCTTGGGAAGGCGTGAAAAACGAAATAATTTCATCAGTTCAAAGATTTGTTCCCGGATGCGTAATGAACGATGTTAGAGTTGTTCAGAGTGATGATGAAAGGGCTGAAATATTTGTAAGAATGGACTATTCTGTTAAACAGGGAAACAAAATAACTAACGATAGTATAATAACTCAACTATAATGGAAAAAAAGATAAATTATTTATCACGAAATTTTGACGATTATAAGTCAGAACTGATTAGCTTTAGTAATAAATATTATCCGGAACTTGCAGACAGTTATAATGACTCAAGTGTCGGCGCTTGGTTTATTGATTTAGTTGCTGCTGTCAGTGATAACCTTTCTTATCATATTGATAGAATGTATCAAGAAACCAACGTAAACAGTGCAAAATTAAAAAGCACTGTAATGAACATCGCACGCACAAATGGCCTAAAAATTCCAGGACCAAAAGCAAGTATGTGCGAAATAGAGTTAAGTTGTGTACTTCCCGTTGGAGATGAGGCATCTGCTAGCATATCTCACCCTAATTGGAATTATGCCCCAATAGTTAAAAGAAGCACTATCGTATCAGCAGGAAATTTAAATTTCCAGCTTATGGAAGATGTTGATTTTGGGGAACAGTTTAATAGTGAAGGGTATTCCAATAGAACATTTGTGCCAATGAGAGACAGTAATGGTATTATAACAGCGTATACGGTTACAAAAACCACATTAGCAGTAAATGGAAGCACAAGAATCTATAAAAAGGTAATTCTTAAGCAAGACCTTAAGCCATTTATGGAAATAGTTCTGCCTGAAAAAGAGGTAATGAACGTTGAGTCTATTATTTTCAAAGAAACATCTAATTTCCAAAAAGACCCAGAAACTTCAGAGTTTTACATAGAAGCAGAGCAATATAAAATGACAGAAGAGGCAGCAGAAACATTTAGATTCTTTGAAGTTAACTCTTTGGCTGAACAATACAGGTTTGCCCCAGAAACAAAAATAGATAAGGGCGTATTACAAGATTATTTCAACCCAGAATGGTACGATGACTATACAGAAAGTGGAGATGACGAAAGTGGTACAACACGTACTACAAGATACTATAGGGGTAAATGGAAGCCAATAACGCAAAAATTCATAACAGAATATACAGATAATGGTTATTTAAAAATCATTTTTGGTAGTGGAGTTCTATATGATGAATTGCCAAAAGTAAAGGAAAAATTCTCAGAGAGAATGATGTCACAAATCATTAATAATGATATGTTGGGAGTTTTGCCAAGAGAAGGGTGGACGATGTTTGTTCTTTATAGAGTTGGTGGAGGAATTTCAAGTAACATAGGAGTTGGGGCAATTAACGCTATCACTCTTACAGTTGCTGAATTCAAACAAAATGCAACATCAGATGAAAATGCAGCATCACTTAGGGGACAAGTTCTTAATTCTTTAAGTGTTACAAATACAAGCCCTGCTGTTGCTGGTAAAGATGCCCCATCAACCGAGGAAATTAAATACCTTACCAAATACAACAATTCAGCACAAGAAAGATGCGTCACATTGAAAGATTATAAATATAGGCTTATGATGATGCCGCCTAAGTATGGTGCGCCTTACAGGGCTGCTGTAATTGAGGAAAACAACAAAGTTTCAATAAGCATATTAGGTCTTAATGCAGACGGTAAACTTACAAAGGCACTTCCTGAAACATTAGTTGAAAATATTGAAGAATATATGTCTCATTATAGGACAATTAGTGACTACATCGAAGGAAAGAGCGGAAAAATATATAATATAGGATTTTCAATTGATATATTTGTTAGTAAAACATATGATGTTCCAACTGTATTGACAAACGTTATTGAAAAGATAAAAGATTATATGTCTGTTGATAAACACGATATGGGAGAAGATATATTCCTAGGAGACCTTGAAAAAGAAATAATGTTAGTAGATGGAGTTGTTTCATTAATTAATTTTGAGGTTTATAGCTTATATAACGGAGCATACAGTTCTGATAGATGCCCATATCCAGAAGCTGATTTGACTGGAACGTGTGCATCTGCCGCAACAAATGTATTTAAAGTTGACGATGGGGCAGACTCTTTTAAAATTGATTTGGATGCAATAGACCACGTTCTATACAGTGATTATAATTCAATGTTTGAGATATATACTGATTCTGATATTCAGATAAGAACAAAATTGATATGAAAAATTGTGACTGTAAAATAGTAAAAAATGGAAAAGATATTGATGAAGAAATAATTCAGCGTATGGATGCCAAAAAACTTACGTTTTTTAGAAAACTAATAATCATATATAATTTTTTGGAATTTTATTTCTATTTTGTCACGACATCAATATTAAATTTTATGGCAACAGATAAACTGGAGCCAAGCATACCTAAAAGGCTGTTAAAGAAATATAAAAAATAATGGATAATAGTTACAGAATTAAAGCCAATGTTGGTATCGACCAGGTTTTAAATGTTAATCTTAAACAAGATATAGATATATATGAAGTACTTTCTCTTAAACTTACGCAAGAGAATTTGTACAAATTACACTCTGCTGATTATGGTGTCATAGTCGGTAGAGTTCTTGCTAATGACGCATTTGGTGTTCCAAACGCGAAGGTTACTGTATTTATACCATTGTCTGACGTTGACAAACTAAGACAAGGTATAAGAGACATATATCCATATGATTTTGTAACAGATGTAGATAATAGGAAGGTTAAGTTTAATGCATTACCTAACTATAAGAAATTCGCATGCCACCAAGAAGTAGGCTCGTTTCCTAAAAAACAATTGGTTTTAGATGAAGATACTGTTTTAGAGGTATATGACAAATATTATAAATACACCACAATAACCAATAAAGCAGGAGACTATATGATATTTGGAGTACCTACCGGTGAACAAATTTTGCACGTTGATGTTGATTTGTCAGATATAGGTATAATATCACAAGAGCCTAGAGATTTTATATATAAAGGATATTCAATTGATTTGTTCGAAAGCCCAACACAATTCAAAAAAAGCACAAATCTTGATGATTTACCACAGATACAAAACCAAAATGCATCTGTGTCAGTATATCCATTATGGGGTGATAAGAATACAAATGAAATTGCAATTACAAGAAAAGACATTAATCTACAATATAAGTTTGAAACAACTTGTGTGTTCTTGGGGTCTGTGATTACAGATAATGGGCCAAATAGTATAAGCCATAACTGTATACCAGATGCTAATGTTGGAGAGGCAGGACAGATGTCTCCAAGTAAGGGAAATATTGAAATGATTCGTAAAACCGTTGATGATAGGGTTGAGGAATATCCAATTAAAGGAAACCAACTCATTGACGGAGATGGAACATGGTGTTACCAAATTCCAATGAACTTGGAC